ATTTTTTCAGCCATTTATTACACCTCCGCAAATAATTTAAATCTCATTTCTAGAACTCCATGTCTGATACCATCTTCTTCAATCAAAAACCTCACATTATCAACCAATGGTCTTGCCGCAAAAGAGTTTAAAGAACTTACCAAAATATCAATTATCTGGTCAATAATCTCTTTTGCTTCTTTCATCCCCGGATAAGCACTCCACACGTTTATCCGGACTACTATATCGCTTCCTAAAGATTCCTTTGTAGAGAAATCAGTCCCTATATCCTCACCAATCGTAACGTAAGGGAAAGGGGTTCCCTCTAACACATTGTCATAGACTGGAATATTTAAGTTAGAAGTTAAAGTTGAGTAAATTAGAGACTGAATATCAATGAACATGGAACTTGAGCCCCCTCAACCTCTGTTTTTCTTTTTCTACTGCTGGTCTCATATAGGGTTGAGCCCTTTGCTTACTGGTTCCATATTCTACGAAGCCCGAATAAGAAGCAGAAGCTCTAACGTATGCTAAAAGCTTACTCTGGGGTTCGTAAAGTATAGAATTCATTAAATTACCAGTCCTTACCGGTGCTAGCCATTTTGCCTCAAGCTGTATTTTGATTGCACTATCATGAACCGTTTGCGATAGTTTTTCCATATTCTGCTGTGCCTTTCGTTCAATAGTAGAAACAGCAGCCTCTACACCCCTAACGTTAATCTTCATGGTGTCATCTCCTTACAGGTTAAAGTTAAAAAGCGCTTCCTTTCTTCTTCGTCTATAACCCCTACTATATTGAAAATCCTATCGCCATAAATAACTCTCATTCCTGCTTTAATTTCAGAATAATATCGAATGGTAACTCGATGGCTTATTTCAGCTCCTACTTGTTGAGCCAAATAGGCTTCAGTCATTCTAACTGGTTTAATATTTGCCCAGCAAGATAAAACTTCCTGCCATGCCTCAACTTGTCCTCCCAGTCCATCGCTGGTGTAGTTCTTTTCTTCAATAGTAATCCTGTGCCTTAAGTCTCCTATTCTCAAAATGACACCACCCGATAAGGATAAAGTATGCTAATTATTGTGGGAGGAAGCCCAACCCCAGCCAAAGCTTGAGCATTATATTTAACTTCAGTTGGCTCTCCTGCTCTATTCTCATATAAATGAGCAATTAGCATTAATATCCCAAGTTTAATGCCCCCCGGAACCTCTTCATAGCCAGCTTGATAAGTAATTACCAAGTTTCTATATAGAAAAGAGCTAATCTTTAAATAATTCTCTCCTATCAAGTGGTATTTATCCGGGTCTATTAAGTGTCCATTAGTTGCTACTGAAACAATCTCAAGAACTGGAGGATATGGTAAAACAACGCCATTATCATAATCAGTTACTAATTCCCAAGTTTGAGGCATAATTGACCTACGCAAATACTTCTCCACCGCTTGCCGTGATGCCGTCATCAGAGCTTCAACAAGCTCATTATCATCTTCTGTGTCTATCTTTAGGTGTAGTTTTGCTTCGTCTAACGTTATGGGTTCATTTTCTGGAGGTTCTATTTGTCTTAAAAACATCTTTCACCTCCGGAGAGCGGTCTATTGCTTTATCTTCTTCAGCCACTCTCGCTTTAATCCAATCTTTAGCTGTCTTTTTATCTACCTCAATTACCGAACCGGGCAATAAAACCCGGTTCGGAGTTATTAAGGTTTTTAATATACGAACCTTCATTTTAACTTGCAGGAACCCTTAGAATTCTTAATGCATCCGGTCTTATTACACCGCCACCAACTCTGAAATGAACCTTAAAACCAATTAACCCTTGCTCAGAATAGAGTTCAACCAATCGCTGTAAGGTCATTCCTAATCTATCAATTACTCTATAACCTGCCCTAACATCACCAAAGATAACTACATCAGCAGCAGTTCCAGAAGCAGGAATTTGCGGAACATCATCTTGATTATATACAGGATATCCATCAAGAGTAGCAGGTCTTCCAGCCTGTAAAGAGGGTTGCCATAAATATTGACCCTGTCCGTCTACTGTCGTAGTATCTGTTGTGCCTGTTACTGTTACATTAATACTCGATTTAAGTAGTCTCAATGCTTTTTCGGTTTTGGAGTTCATAATGAAAACTCCATTTTTCCGATATTGAGCAGGAACTTCATACGGTAAGCCAAGTATATCATCGGCAGTAATAGCCCCAGGCTGTCCAGCATTAACTCTTGCAACTACTGTTCCATTTAAGATACCTTCTGGTTGCCCATTAGAATGCCCGGTTCCGGTTATAAAAGCTGTATCTTCGGTTTCTGCTATTGCCCGAGCAAAACTATCACTAATAATTGCCTCTAATGCAACATCGGTATCCATTAGCTCATCTTCGCCAACTTTAGTTAATCCATATAAGTCTTCTACGTATTGCCATTCTTCACTAGGAACCAAAGTTTCCTCAGGAATCGTAGGACTTGTCATTGTTTCTAACTTACCCCAGCCCACTATAACCTCGTTTAAGCTCCGTCTACGAATTCTGTCGCTTCTTATAGTCCTGACTGTAGCTAAATTCCTAATAATCGTTATTTTAGGCAATTCCCGATAGATTTCAGATTCTAATTCTTCAGGAATAAGAATTTGCCCAGTTGTATCGGATACAAGAGCTTTGGTTTCCTCTGGAGTTAAGGACTGTTTTCCTTCTCTCATAAATTTAAAGAAGGCTTTCTTCTGGAAATCATCCTCTTTACTTTCTCCAGCCGGAGGACGCTTAATTGCCAATTCTAACTCATCAATCCGAGAATTAACCTTTTCCTCGAATTCCTTAAACTCTGATTTGGAAAACAATCCTTCTTGAGTTTGTTCCCATTTTTCCCTTAACTCTTTAACCAATAATTGCATTTCTTTAATTTCGTCCATATCGTTCAACCTCCAAAGACTTTTTAAATTTTCGTAATTCATCTATCAATCCAGCAAATGACGGCTCTTTTTTCTCCTGAGTGTCTAAAGACGGCTCAGGGATAAAGAGTGTCGATTTCCAAGGTGGTGTCATATCCATCTTTTTATAATACTTCTCAATATGGTTCTTAACCCCCGGGACATCTGAAGCAGGGATATCAACTCCCCCTCTTGCCCCTTGTATTGCAGCCGCAGCGGCAATAATGGCTCTGGGAACAGCGTATAACCTTCCATCAATCACATCAGCTATAGGTAATTTATAGGCTGTAAGGTTGTCGGCGTTCTCTTCGTCATACCATAAAAACCCTTTACGGTATTTATCTATATCTTCTTCTGCCCAATCAGCCAACCTTTTTCTTGCTTCGCTTGCATCCCATTCCCTGTCTTCATCCGCTAATGGCAAATCTTGATAAGGAACTACAGCCTTAATATTAGTTACTTGAGCAAGGGGGTTCATTGGAAAAGTAACCAAACTGATTTCCCAGAGCCTTATTTCTTTCAGTCTTCGGATATCCTTTTCCCAAACCTCCTTAATTGCTTCAAACCCTATCGACATTCCCTTAATTGCCCCTTGTTTAATTAGCGAAAACTTCTCCCTACCTAATTGAGTATCGAGATTTATTTGAGACCTACTCTTTAGCCCTTTATTATCTTCTTCCATCTCAAAAACTAATCCCAAAACTTCAGGGGGTTGATGATACCACAAGAGGGGAACGTTTTTTCTCTCATTAATTGTTTTTTTAAATGCTCCCGGGTCAATAATGTCATTTCCTAAATCTTTATTACCAAATACAGCCGCATAACCTTCTACTATGCCATTGTCTTCAACTGACTTGATATCAAACATAAAATCTTTTGTTTCCATATCACACCTCCACGTCATAACCTATTGAACATCTGCACCTCACGTGAGCAGGGCAAAGAAAACTCACTTCCTGTATTTCATTTCTCTCATTCTTAAATGCAAATATCTCTTCAAATCCAACTGTTACCCCATTCAGCGGAGCACATATGTCACAAACCATCTCATCCTCTGCTGTTATCCAAACTTTTCTAATCCTACTCGTATCCGGCAAATAGCCTTTTTCGGATGCCTGAGTAACAGATTCATGTTGCCCTTGATTCCAAGCAAACGATAATTCAGTTCGAGCAATTGATTCTGAACGATATCTGAGTAATTTCTCTGCATAACTACTAACTTGTTTCTGAATTACCGAACGGGATAATCCTTCAGCTGTTAATGCTTCTTCGAGTTTCTGAACTGCAACCGCTTGTCTCTTCGTTAATCCTATAACTGGTCTTAATACCCTTGCTAACTCATCAGGACTACTCGGAGCTTCTACTGTATAATGTCTAATAATTGCCCTAACTGCTTCCCGCTGCTGAACGGTTAAGTTGGTAATCAACTCTCCTCCCCGGGTCTGTATCCATTCATCAATTCTTCTACCAGTAGGAGTAAAGAAAAAAGGTTCTCCAACTGCTGGAGTTATTCCCTCTTCTGCCATCTTTTCCCCCGCATCTCGGAATGCTTCTCGCCACTCCGGGTCCAAAGTATTATTTACAAAATCAGCATAATCGTCTTGCCATGCTAACATCCATTCAACTGGAACTTCTTTATTCGCAACTGCATATTCAATTTGTTCTCGAGTTATTACTACTCTTTGCCTATTCCATAATTTTAATGCTTCATCCATAATTATCGGTTCGTGTCTTCCTAAAAATAATCTCAAGAACCGTAAGCTATCCCCCGGGATTCTCATTCTTCATCCCCAAAAGTTAAAGGTAAAAGGTTAGCTGGAGCAAGCAAGACGTCCGCCCCTTCCTTTTTGTCGTATCCTAATAATTCTCTTGCCTCGTTTGGGGTTAAAACCCCACTCTTTACCGCCTCCAATGCTTGTTTCCAAACCTCTTGCCTATCCTCTTGTAATGCTTCGATTTGGTCATGGTCATAATCTAAAATAAAACCCTCACCAAATTTAGGAGTTAGCCAATTGTTCAATTCATCTTTCAACCAATCGAGAAGAGGGAGAACGGTTTCTGTATAAAGTGATTTTCTTGCTTCTCGATAATTAGAAAATGTCTTTTGCGATGCATCTCCGATTAACTCTGGAGGAACATGATAAACAATGGCAATCTCTCTGGCCGTAAGTTGCAATCCTTCAATCCACGACATATCGGCGGGAGATAAACCTATGTTTTCCCAACTTAAACCACCTTCTAATAGTAAAGGTCTCCCTGCGTTTCTTGCACCCGTATAACCCCTATCTAACGCCTCTCTTAATGAACGCTGCTGTTCCTCCGTTAAATTATTTTCAGTCTTTATTACTCCAGAAGGACAAGCACCATTACGCAATAAAGCAGTGTTCCACCGCTTACTTTCATTGTTTTGGTCAATGCTCCGAGCCGCAACCTCAATAGGACTTAAACCATAGAAATCATCTAAAGGATTAAAGTATTTAAGATGTAAGACTTCATCATTGGTAAACTCAACCGATTTCCCGTTAACTGTATATCTAAATCCCTGCCCGGGCTTAACCTGAACCCGGTCTGGACGCAACAAATAAAGTTCCCGAGGCTGCCCATTAGCTTCTACCTGTTCTATATACACATTCCCTGAAATCAATAAATGCCCACACAACGCTTGAACAAACTGCCCCCAACCGCTAAAAGGATTTGGCCTTTCTACAATCCTTTTTAAGGGATGCCTTAAGTCTTCTATCTCTACTAAATCTTTGTTCTTTCTCTGATATACCAGCCAAGGAATTCCTGCCGCCGCTTTGGCAATTAAATCGATACAAGAATAAACATAAACATTCGACTGATAGCCCTCTTTAGCAAAAGCACTATAATCTTTTGGTTGCCATAGATACTGCCCAAAGGTTGTAGAAATGATGGCTGAGGCTACCCTGCTTTCCTTTTTAAAAAAAGCTTTTATTCTCTCAAACATTTGAGCACCGCCTATAGAAAACTTATCATCGGCTTTCTGTTTTGCAATGAAGCTAAAGCATATCTCATGGCATCCATTGCGTGGTCATTAAACTTTACCGGTTCTTCTAATATCCTGCCCTCTTTATCCTCTTTCCATTTATAAGACCGAATTTCCTTTATAAGGTTAACCGAGTCTTCTAAAATGTGAAGCTTATATTGTTTTACTCTGTTAATTCCAAACTGAACGTTTTTCTCTGAAGGATAAACATTAAAGCCAGCTTGATAAATCTCTTCAATCCTTTGAGGTTCTGCGCTATCAGCATAAATTGAAACATTCCTATCTATTTTCTCTTTCAATAAATCGATTAGTTCCGCATTAGTGAGATGAGATTGATAAATTATCTCCTTTGCCCAGATTTCGTTTTCTTTAATCCTAATTTCTAATAAAACAGTGGGATTAACATATCCAAAGTCTAAACCATATATTACCTCATCATAGTCCTCTGGCATTTTATTTACTACGTCCCAGTTAGAATAAATTAAGTTCTGTAACACTCCCCACTCCCCGAGGGCATAAATACGATAATAGTTCTCATCTATTTCCGCTAGCCCCTCTAATTGTTCAATATATTCCTTCGATAGAAACGGATTCATTTTGTAGTTACTTTGGAAGCTTGCCATATCTTCGTTCGGAGTATCTAATACTTTCGTTCGTATCCAATGAAACTGGTCTATGGGGTTCAGTGTCATAATTAGTTGATT